GTGTTGGTCCAGACGTGACCTATATTTTTGTGCGAAAATCCTAAAATCTCAGGTTGTAATAAGCTTAGCTTATAACCCGTTGCCTAACCGCAGCGGGTTTTTTGCTTTACTGACCGCGCATATGTATGGCGGTAAAGCAATTATCTCAAGAGGCAATAGCAAAAGCGATTGGCATTACGCAGCAGGCGGTTAATAAGCTGATAGCCAAAGGTCTGCCAGTCACCACACTAAAAGAGGCAAAAGCGTGGTACTCGGCGTTTAAGCGTAATGAAGGCACGGACATAAACGAAGTCCGTAAACAAAAGCTTCAGCGCGAGGTTGAGCGGCTAGATCTCAAAATTAAACACGAAAAAGGGGAACTCGTGCTGGCATCTCAAGTGGCCGAAGAAAGCCAGATGATTGCCGCCATCCTCTCTAGCGAGGGGCAGGCGATGATTAGCGACCTGCGCGGGCAGCTTGCTGGGCTGGACGAAATAACGATTGGGGAAAGGATTACAGCAAGATGGACGCAACTGTTACAACGGACGCAGCAACGACTCGGCCTAGGCTAGCGGGATTTGCTCGCGGCATTCACCTGCCGTTTCAAGGCGATCCGCTGGACTGGCTAGAAGAGCACGTCCAGTTTCCACACTCGGCACGCAGCACGCGCTTTACCCGGCAACAAGGCCCGTGGTGGAATGACGTTATTGCGCAGTTCTCCAATCCGCGCACTCGGCAAATCTACGTCCGAGCGTGCACGGGCGCAGGCAAATCAACGCTCCTAGAGGCGCTATCAACGCTGATTGTCGCGCACGATCCGGGGCCGTCGTTGTTTGTAACGCAGACCGACCAGACCGCCGTTGACTGGATGGAGCAGCGACTACTTCCAGTCCTGCACGGATGTCAGCCCGTAGCGGCGCTGATGCCGAGCAATCGTTTCAAGGTACGCAAGGACGCCATCATCTTCCCGCATATGGCGCTGATGGCTGGCGGCGCCAACGTCAGCAACGCGCAAGAGAAAAGCGTTAAGCACTTGTTTCTGGACGAGGCCTGGACCTACTCAAATTTGATCGGCCAGTTCAAAGCACGACACCACGACCGTTTTGACCGCAAGACCGTCATCGTCAGCCAGGCGCACGAGGAGCCGCACCAACTTGACGACGAATGGGACGCGGGCAAGCGGCATTATTGGGCGTTCGACTGCGCAGCGTGCGGGCAGTTGATTAAGCCGGACTGGACAAACTACAAATATGACGAGGTAAAAAACGAGCACGGGGAGTGGCAATGGGGCGCGTTGTCAGCGTCCGTGCGTCATGTCTGCCCACATTGCGAGCACGAAACGCCGGACACGACGCAGGCACGCCGAGCATTAGCCGACCGCTCGCGCTGGGTTGCCGAGGACGGCGACGCAATGGAGGGGCACGTTAGCTACTGGCTACCCGCGCAATGCGTGTGGTGGATCAAGTGGGCGGATCTCGTTATTAGCTGGGTCCGTGCAAACGACGCCAAGCACTTGGGATTGTTAGAACCGCTGAAAGATTTCAAAATGAAGAAGTTGGCGCAACCTTGGCCAAAAGAACTGGAGTTGCCGAGCGTTGAGATGGAAGCCGCTGATTACAACGCCGCCGATATGGAGGATGGGCGCGCCATCACGGACGAGATGATCCGACTGATGACCATTGATGTTCAGCAGGATCACTACTGGGCGGTGATCCGAGCGTGGACAAATTCTGGGACATCTCGGCTGCTTTATTGCGGGCGCGTTCTTACGTTAGATAAACTGCGAGAGATACAAACGCGTTATAAAGTTGCGGACAAAAAAACGTGCATGGATGCGGGCAACTCGTTTCACGGCGTTGTCTACGACCGCTGCGCACAGTACGGTTGGACGGCGCTCATTGGACGTGGAGAAGATTGGTTCAGCTCAAAAAACAAACAAGGCAGGACGGTGCGACGGTTGTTTTCCAAGCCGGATTACGTCCCGGCGCCCACGACCAAAAGCAAGCAGACAGGACGCTCGGCGATGGTGCTCTTTTTTCATTGGGCGTCTGACCCGGTTAAGGATGTCCTGGCTCGACTGCGTACAATCGGCTCGCCTACGTGGGAGTTTCCGCACGACGTGCCTCGTGAATACTTACTGCATCTCAACAGCGAGCGAAAGCGGGACGTCGTCGATAAAATAACCAAACGCACGCGCAAGAGATGGACGAAAACGCACCGACCGAATCATCTCTGGGACTGCGAAGCCATGCAGGTAGTGGTGGCGATGATGTTAGGCGCGTTGCCGGATCTCAGCGAGGATGTTGTTGACGAATCAGCGGTAACTGAGTAGATTCTGGGCTGGGTTGTTTTTGTTTGGGGGCGCGGGAGGTCATTGGCCCGCGCCCCTTTTGCTTTACGCTGGGCTTATTATTGTGGCACCTGTTTTTCGCATCATCCTCAAGGTATTCCTCTCCCGCTCGACGGAAGAGCTTTACGAGTTGCGGGATGGCCGCTTTGACTTAAGCGTTGGCGGGCAAGGCGTTTTGATTGCGTCCACAGTCAACGGCTCGTCATTTACTTTTGGGATTGGAACGATACTGAGCGCACTCGATATCCAGATGTACGCGCAGACCGCCATTGAGCACAAAGAGCGCGGAATCTGCGCACCTGTAACGCGGACGACCGCCCGATTTGTATGAGCCTGTTGCAACGACTCAAAACACTTTTCAAACCGACCGCGCCAAGCGTGCGCTCGGAGTACGATGTATATAGACGCCAGCGACTTGTGGAGGGCGGCGCATGGGGGCTGCAACCATTTCAACAGAATCACACGCAAGGGATTAACCAAGAGTTACCCGTTGGCGAGTGGCGAACGCTAACGAGCGCAGCTCGAAAACTTTATTGGAACGTCGGAGTGGTCAACGGGGCCATTGATCAACGTGCGTTTCTGACTATTGGAAAGGCCATGCGTCCCATTTTTACGGGCGAAGATAAAGCGTGGGGCAAACTCGCCGAGGCTTGGCTAAACGATTGGATGCAAATCTGCTACGTCGATGGCTCTTCATGGTGGGATGGCTTATTTCTTGAGTCCGTCGGCATCGACCGTGACGGCGACATGCTGACGATCCTAACCACGACCGCTACGGGCTTTCCACAGTTGCAACAAGTGCCGTGGCATCAGATGGGCGTTCGCGACCTGATGACCGGACCGCTGACTGAAGGACCATACGCCGGGCTCGAAATGGTCAACGGCGTCATTCTCTCGCGTTTAGGGCGGGCTGTTGCCTACCGAGTGCTCGGTAAGACTGTTGCCGATGACCGAGATATTCCTTCGACCGCTGCGCAACTCACCCGCGACCCTCGCGAAGTCGGACAGGCTCGCGGCATCTCGGCGCTTGCGCCAGCCATCCTAGATCTTCGCTGTTTAGCGACGCTCGGCAATGATATCCGCGTAGCGTCGCAGATGGCCGCTAAAATCGGCCTAGTCGTTACCAACCAGACAGGCATCGCCGACGTTAGCGACCCCGCTTATGCGCTCTCCGAGCAAGCGTCCATCAATCCGACTGGCATTCGCATGGAACAAATGCAGGGCGGCACAATCCAGTATTTTCAACCCGGCGAAAACGTCACACAACTCAAGTCCGAGATCCCGTCCGAAGCACAGGACCGTTTGCAAGAGCGACTGATCAAACAAGCGTGCCTTGCGATGGGATGGCCGGTCGAGTACGTCTGGGGGCTGGATAAAATGGGCGGCGCAAGTGCGCGGATCGTTTTGGAGCAGGTGAACCGCGTAACGTCCGACCGTCATCAATACCTCTCGCAGGCGTGCAAGCGTCGCTGTGCTTTTGCGGTGGCTCGCGCTGTCGAACTGGGCCTGCTCCCAGCTTACAAAGGTGCGGACAAGGACAAGGGAGGCGCATACCAGTTTCGTTTTACATCACCTCCACGCCTGACCGCTGATAGCGGCTACGCCTCACGCGACGCCATCGAAGGCTATCGTGCGGGCATGCGTTCAATGTCCGAGATCCTGGGCGAAGGCGGGCTTACTATTGACGAGCACCTTGACGCCATCGAGCAGGACGAGCTTAATATCCGCGCACGCATGGAGCGCAGTAATCTGCCACGAAGTGTGTTCGGGATACTGACACCTAACGGGCAACCGCCTGATATGCTACCACCTACAACGCCATGAGCTTTTCCCGCATTATTTCAAAAGTTTACGGCGAACCGTGGTTTATTTCCCCCGCAGGCTTTGCCGCAATCGACCGCATCTTGAGGCCGCGCATCAATGGCGACAACGGCGAGATGCCGGATATGAGCGCATTCGTTAATCCTCGCGAGCCAATGATGATAGACGCTAACGGCATCGCTCACATTGAGATTTGCGGCACGCTGGCACGAGATATTTCCCCCATTGAAAAATGCTGTGGCGCAACCGATTATGAAGACATCGAGGAAGAGCTTGAAGCCGCTATGGAGGCACGCTGCCGTGGAATTTGGCTGGAGATTGATTCTCCCGGCGGCGCTTGTAATGGCAATTCTGAAGTGGCCGACAAGCTGCAAGCCATAAGCCGTCAGATTCCAACACTTGCTTACACTGACGGACTGGCATGCTCGGCTGCGTACAATATCGCAGTAAGTTGTCGCGAAATCTGGGCGTCACCAAGCGCAACCGTAGGCAGCATTGGCGCCATCATTCCGTGGATTTCAACGTCCGCAATGTGGGCTGAGGAGGGCATGGAATGGGATCCGATCACAAACGCCGAGGGCGATCTAAAAGGCGCGATGATGGGGCCGGAGCTTACGGCTGCTCAACGTGCGTCGCTGACCGAGTACGTCCAGGACAACTTTGACCTTTTCCGTTCCAACGTGCTACGTAACCGCAACGTGCCCGCCGAGGCAATGCGCGGGCAGGCGTTTCTGGCAAGCCGCGCACTGGCAAACAAATTGATTGACAAGGTTGCCACCGAGGAGTTAGCGTACGCGCGACTGTTGGCGCTTGTGGGTTAGCGTTGATGTCCTTCATTTCACCTTAACCGCCGCCCGAGTTCCACGCTCGCGTGGCGTTTTGCTTTACATCGTGGG